ACACCACGCAGGGCGGTGGGATTCGGTTTGATCTCCGAAAGCGGGATGACTCTGACTTCTGTTTCCATAGGGACAATCTCCTGAGTTATTTTATGTGATCTAGAATCGACAAGCTCACTCACGGCGCATTGATCTAGAATCACGGTTACATAAAATCGTTCAATTTGATTCTACCGTGGAATCGGAATGATACACAATATAGCATAAAGTGTTACAGTTTAATTCTCACGTTTCTGGCGTATAAGTTAATAACGGTAATACCGCTATATAGTGTAAATTATTTTATAAATAATCCCCTATATATAAAGGTATAAACAAAGTGTAACACTTTCTAATAATCCATTGGAACTATACCTATCATATATACATTTTAATTAATAAAAATATAGAGTATATATAGTAAGTATACTTCCAAAACACTATAGAAAAGTGTGACATAATCTTATTACACTATATTCTTATAATACCGTTATTAACTTATGTAAGAGAATTTACACCTAACTGTACTACTTAAGTAGTACAGTGATACAACCTGATCCAAGATCAGAGGAAGGAATTTAGTGTGACTAAGACAGAAGCAATTAAGGCATTCTTGGTTCATGCTACACGCGCCGATCTAGCATCAAAATATCATGCTGGTATGGAGTGCCAAGTTAATGTGGCACAGGATGAAGGAGAGCGTGTGGAGGGTGAGTTTCAAGGTAAAGGTTGGCACGGTTGGTCAGATGGATTGACCACTTGGAAGTCGTTCCGTGTACCTTGGAAAGCTAATACGCACCCAGAGTTTAAGGACTCACGTATGACGTATGATCTGTCTGCCCACGCCGATGCTATAGGTATGACGGGGTGGTGCTGGACAGATAAAGTTTCTAAGTGGGTAGCATTCGATTTCGATGCTATCATTGGACATAGCGACAGGCATCAGAAGAAGCTAACCTCAGAAGAAATGGGTAATCTCGTATCTGCCGCCAAACTGGTACCGTGGGTCACGATCCGTAGGAGCACGTCAGGCACAGGCATACACTTGTACGTTGATGTGAACGATGTACCTACAGCCAATCACACCGAACACGCCGCACTCGCCCGATCTATCCTGAGCAAACTCAGTGCAGTAACAGGCTATGACTTCGATTCAAAAGTCGACAACTGCGGCGGTAACATGTGGGTATGGGCGCGTAAGATGATGGGTACGAACGGGCTGACCATCATCAAGAAGGGTGAGCCACTAGTTGATCTGCCGATAAATTGGCGAGACCATGTAAATGTTATCACGAAAAAACGTCGGCAAATTTCAGTGCAGGGATTGCCAGATACTCAAGAGGAGGACTTCGAGCGCATCGTATCGCATCACACGTACGTACCATTGGACGAGTCGCACAAAGCGTTGATGCAGTACTTCATAGATCATAGCCTTCTATGGTGGTGGGATCAGGATCATCATATGTTAGTGACCCATACACAACATTTGAAAGAAGCTCATGAAGAACTCAACATGATTGGGCACTACGAAACCAATTCAAAAGGATCTAATACTGACGAACAGAATTGCTTCGCGTTCCCGCGTCGGCGTGGTGCATGGCTCGTGCGCCGCTTTACACGTGGTGTCGAGGAAGACAACTACTGGACGCAGGATAACTCAGGATGGACGTTCTGCCACTATAACGTGATTCCGGATCTACCGACGATGGCCAGAGCCTTTGGCGGCATAGAAAATAAGAAAGGTGGGTTCGAGTTCCGTGAAGCTGAGATCGCCCTCGACGTCCTGAAGAAGCTCGGTCAAGATGTTTCACTCCCGCGCACCATGCGCCTTAGGCACACGACGCTTACGCCCACTAAGGACGGTAGGATTAGTGTCGAGGTTAAGCGTGATCCAAGCGACAACTTCGACGGTATGAGTGGTTGGCTCTCTGACCCCAAGAAGGATTGGCTTCAGATAGTTAATGTACAGCAACAACAGGGTGATGCTATTGAGCACGAAGACTTTGACGATTCGATCCGGCACTTGATAACAGGTGCTGACGAGGATTCTGGTTGGGTACTCTGTTCAGAAGGACGCTGGAACCATGAACCACTTACACACATCAAAGCTGTCATGGCCTCGTTAGGTCTACAACATAAGGAGATTAATGGTGTTATTGGATCAAGTATTCTTAAGCCTTGGAAGCTTGTTACTCTACCCTTCCAACCAGAGTACCCTGGCGATAGAGTCTGGAATAAAGGTGCTCCACAGTTTCAGTTCGCTGCGACCCAAGATGACGAAGAGCTTAACTACCCGACGTGGCTCAAGATCTTGGAACATTGCGGCACATCGCTTGATGATGGTGTCGCGGATCATGAGTGGTGTAAGTTTAATGGAATTACCAAGGGCGCAGACTATCTCAAATGTTGGGTTGCCTCGTTGTTCCAATATCCTGATAGACCACTACCATATCTGTTCATGTACGGGCCGCAGAATAGCGGTAAGTCGATCTTTCACGAAGCCCTTGGTCTACTAATTACGAAAGGATATATTAATGCTGAAGCTGCGCTGGTCAGTGGATCACGATTCAATGCTGAGCTTGAAGGAGCTTTACTTTGTATACTCGAAGAAGTTGACTTGCGGAAGAACAAGACAGCATACAACCGTATCAAGGATTGGGTCACCTCGCGCAATATGCTTATCCACCCGAAAGGACGTACACCCTATCAGGTTACGAACACTACTCACTGGGTGCATGACGCGAATGACTCAAAGTCCTGTCCGGTCTTCGCGGGTGATACTCGGATCACCATGTTACACGTTGACACGCTCGACCCGAAGGAACTGATCCCGAAGCATCGTATTGAACAGCTCCTAACCAGAGAGGCTAGTGACTTCATAGCCGCGCTCCTGAAGCTAGAGCTTCCTGAGTCGTCAGACAGGCTGAACGTACCAGTCATTGAGACCTCTGACAAGGCGCGTACACAAGAGTCGAATATGAACGACCTCGAACTGTTCCTTCACGAGAAGACAGAACACGCTGTAGGTTACATGATCTATTTTGACGAGTTCTACGACAGGTTCATCAACTTCTTAGATCCGGGCGCTGTATATGATTGGGCAAGACGTAAGGTTAGCATGGGTCTACCGGCTGATATTCTTAAGGCCAAGTATACGCATGACAATCGTGTTGCCCTAGGGAATATTAAGTTCCGTCACGATCCAGACGTGTCACCACCGATGCGTGTGCCTGAACGAGTCTGTGACTTGTTCGTGGAGCGTGACAATGCATTAATAGCAACCAAAGAAGGACGGAGAGTATGAGACTTAACTACGCACTATCCGTGATCCTAGAGATACACGGTGAACATGATTATGCACACGACTACGGTACATGTGGATTGATGTGGGACTGGCTACATGAGCACAACGATCCGTTCTACATCCAGCGGGACAAGGAACTCTGGATCATGCATATCATGGGTATAAAGAAGACCATAACTATACACCACATAGGCTATGATGACAATGTAACTACACTCAGTAATTACATGACAGGACACAGTCTCAATGAGGTGTTAATAAAAGCAGTGATTCAGTGCTCCAAGAACCTTGCTCCCGAGTTGCTGGACTACAGCGACATTGATCTAAGCGCATTTGAAGGGAGAGTATGATGTTTAAGTTTGCACTCGGTGCCCGCGCATCGTGTAAAATGTCTGCGTGTAACGCACCACATGGTTACACTGGATACATAACCGCACGTACCGAGCACCTACACGGGTGTAATCGCTACTGCTTAAATGAGTACACTGATCCAGACTATGATCTGGCAGACGGTAAATGGTTTGATGAAGACGATATATTCGTTTTACCTGAACCAGTCTGCTCTGATTTAACTAGGAGGATGATGACTAATGCCCCTACTTCCTGAGTACCTAACTAACGACGGGCCACCGGAACCGATCCGTGCGCCCTTGGCATATCCAGGCTGTAAAGCCCGCGTTGCACCAGAGATCGTAGAAGTTATGCCGTACACTGGGCGCTTCGTCGAAGTGTTCGGCGGGTCTGCGGCTGTCATGCTAGCGCGTCATAAATGTGATTATGAGGTCTATAACGACCGGAACAGCGGATGGGTTGCAGTGATGCGCTGTATCCGTGATCCTGTGAAGCTAACTAAGTTCATTGACAAGCTACAAGCCACGCCATTCTCACGAGAAGAGTTCACGTGGTCGAAGGCTAATTGGGAGGCAACAGATCCTAGTGATGATGTTGAACGTGCGGCGCGCTGGTACCATATGATGTTCTACAGCTTCAACAGGATCGGCCGCAACCTTGGCCGTGACCGTATGAAGATGAACATCTTTCGTAAGCTGGACAAGGCTATCGTGAACTTCCACGACGTACATACGCGCATGCAGAACGTGTTCATAGAGAACGCGGACTGGTCGTATATGCTTGAACAGTACGATGCGACTGACACAGTGTTCTATCTCGATCCACCGTACATAGGTACGTTCGATGCTTATTCACACTGTATGAAGCCTGAAGAGCACAAAGTGATGTTGGATCGGATCTTTGAGCTTGAGGGCTACGTTGCCTTGAGTGGCTTCTCCAACCAACTATATAATAGCTATCCGTGGGACGATTGCCATGAGTTTGAGCGACACACCTCCATGAGGCCAAAGGGTGAGTATTCGAAGAGTTGGGAAGGCCGCGACACATCGGGTGATGTGGCCATTGAATGCCTATGGGTAAAAGAATAAGGAGGTACCATGAGCGACCATAGGAAGTGTGACCATTGTGGTAAGGAAGAGACATTCATATGGCACGACGGTCAGTGCTTTGGGCACCCTTGGACGATCCTTAGATATTGGTATTGGAACAATACTAGTGATTATGGATTCGCTTACTTATGCCCAGATCATATTGATGTTGAGTTAAAGCGGCTTAAAGACAACTATAACGAAGTTGAACTAAGATGGTAAAGGAGCAAGAATAATGCAACACTGGAACGGGCGCCTCATGTGCGCCATTGACACCGAGACAACTGGCTTAGACGAAACACAAAGGTGTAACATCTATGAACTGGCTATTGTGCCAGTAGCATTTGATCTAACGCCTAGCACAGATGGGAAGCATATCCCACTGAGCATCTTGATTAAGCCGAACTATGAAGATCTTAAAGTTACGGGCTACCCACCGAAGCACAAGGCCAAGATCGACAGGGCTATGGACATCGGTATGGATCCTGTGAAAGCAATGGAACTCTTTGAGGCTTGGTGGCAAGACTTGAAGATGGGCTACACAAAGTGGGGCACGGAATTCCGTATCCTGCCGCTAGGTCAGAATTACCAGTTCGACATGGGCTTTATCAAAAAGTGGTTAGGTGGCATGGCGATCTATGAACAGTTCTTTGACTATCACTTTCGTGATACCATGTCCTCCGCATTGTATTTGAACGACCAGTTCGGCATCCATGCTAAGGACGTACCATTCCCTAAGGTGAATCTGGCGTACTTGGCATCGTCAATGGGTATCAATAACCCTGATGCGCATACCGCGTTATGTGATGCTGTTACAACTCTAAAAGTATATCGTGAGATGTGTGCCCGTAAGGGTAGTTAAAACAATGGCGCTTGGTACAATTAATCTTGTACCAAGCGCCTTTTCTATGCCCACCTCTAGGCCGTTAGATCATGGTTTCACTATACCTTGCGCTTGCGCCTTTGCAAGCTGTTCTTTTAATGAATCTGCTAGGGCGTGTACGACATCAGCGCCTTCTTTGCGCCAGATCGGCGGCACTGGCTTCTTACACATCTTACACGTACCCATTGTAACACGCTCCTCCGTAGCGTCACAGTAGTCACGGTCATGCCAAACCTCGCAACAGGGAACCTTGACGCTGACCTTACTCCTCGCCAGACATTTTTCTATAATCGGTTCAAAGACATAGGGGTCTGTGGTCGCTCTGTACCCCATTGGGCAAGCTGGCGGGCCACCCCTATGTGGGAATATCACGTAGCCGTCTCGTGAAAATCTCATGGTCTATACCTCCTCTATAGCTTCGATGTTTATGGCCTCAAGACTAATGGTTACGATCTGGGTGTTATTGTCAATATCGATATCTTTTACGAAGCAACCTATCGTTCTGGTCACGCGCTCAGGACTCTCATGGTACTGATCTATGGGCATACCGTAGCTGGTGTCGTAGCCAACTGGTGTCGTGTACTGGAAGTATACGCGATCCCATACACGCATCTCAAAGGTCACGTCCTCCAGCTTACGTTGGAACTGGAACTTGATCCGTGGGTTCTTGAGCCGTGAGAGCCATTTGTATATCCACGGCTCAGGGTGCATGGCGCTATACTGGATTTCGTAAGGCTCATAGTCTGAGTCAACACCGTACGATAGCTCCTTGATCTCTTTGATGTAGTCAGGCTCTTGGTACGGCGTGTCGATCTTAGTTGCTATGTCATCCTCTGGGCTGTACTCAATAACCAGTGTGTTTGGGATATTATGTACATCTGTTATCGTGTTGTCAATAGCCACCTCAGTATCAAGGATGTTGACGAGATGGATCGAGAACGATCCGCCACTGTATGTCGCTCTGGCAACGTAGCCAGCCTGTTGACACAGATCTGCTGATACGTCAAGAGATTGCGCATCTTGGTCAATGACGATGTCTACGGGCACATCCTCGTCACAGGTTGTCGGGTACCCAGTCATATCCGCAACGGCCTCGTGCAACAGATCACGCGCACTAGTACCGTCAATACGCACATCGTTGTCAACGAAGGCCAAGTAGTAGACAATAGGGTCATCGATCCTAACGAACGTGGAGGTCGGAGACTCTAACCATGTCGTATTCAATATGGTATAGAAGTCGTCAGAGATCACACGTTCCTCATCATCGACATATACGTCAACGGAATCGACGGTGATCACAGAGCTGCTAGCGGCAAAGTAGTCTATGAACGTGTGCTTGTACACCTTAGCTCCAGAGGACAGATTCTTAGTACCTCCAAAGGATAGACGCGCTTCCTCAATAATCATTTCCGTCGCCGTATCGGGGATAACGATAAAGTGATCTAATGTACACACCTGTCCAACCTGTCTGACGACCTTACGATGTCGTCTCAGGGTCGCTGTACCGTCCTGCACCTCATGCACGTACTTGATCTTAAGCTCCATGCCCTCAAGGTATGCCGGTGTATCCAGCGTTATTGTGTCCGTCTGAATGAAGGAGCCGAATAGGTCTTCATCATCCTGTACAGTATAGTCAAGATTCTCATACATCACAGGGTTGAAGAACGCCTTGCTTGACCCCGCTACATGGATCTCAGGATCAGAGTCCTCGTCAACAGCCTCATGGAACGTGGCGTTAGGTACGTGGAACATGAACTTATTTGTCACAATCATAAGCTCGTCACCGGCTTCGAACATACTAATGTCCTCGACAGGAATTATCACTTGGCCAGTTGTAGGTCTGTCAACCTGCTCCGTCAGCGTTGTGAACGGGCGAATGACTAACGGTGCCGCTGCATAGTTCTTACATGATCCAAACAATAGTGGCCACGGCTCCGCATGTATGAACTCCTCATCGTACGATGTCAAATCGTCCTTACTCACAACGTATGAGATCTGCTTATCCTTAAGCTGGTTTGTGATCTCACAGCTGAACGTATGTTCTGACTCGTCGAAGACCGGACTCTTAAGCTGGCCTTCAAACATGATGACGTCAACATCCACACCCTCATCATCCTGTGCGACACGGTACACCTTAACAGGTGTGTCCAGTATGTACCCATCAATCATCTTGGAATAGAAATGTGCAAAGTTGTCGTTGAACCGTAAGGACATTGTCGCTACCTCACCGATCCCATCAACATGCTGAAACGATGTATAGTCCTCAATAGCCAACAAGTATGGGTACACACCCGTTTCGTTCACGTTGCCATACTTTACAGTTTCATCACTCCATGTGATCTCAACTATAGCATCTTTGAATTGTATGCTCATGCTTGCTCCTATGCTTGATCCGTTAGTTCACCGGTGATGTTAAGTACTATGTGTGGTCTAGTATAGTACGGGCCACTACCGTCGTCAGTGGCCTCCAGTATCGCCCACTCCGACGTATCGTTCTTCATGCTCACATATGTTCTACCTGTTGATGATGCCGGTGAACCAATACCGTCAGTATAGCCGTGCGCAGGTACAGTACCCAAATGTACGTACTCTAACACAACAGTTTGAATTGATCCAACTTGCCACGGCTTCAATATCTCAATATCCTTTTCAAGTCCTCCGGAGCTATACATTGTACCGTCTACAGTAACGCTGTAGATACCGTAATAATTACGTGGGGCCATACGTTGGTCATCCGGTATTACAAATGGCCATATACCATCCCAATTCTTCTCGTCAGTAGCTTGAACCTTTAGGTTCAAGTTTAATCGTAGGTTGTTGACAGGCACTCCAGAGTACCCAGTTAGATCTAACTCAATATTACTTGGCCCATCGGAGCCATGTACTGTCATCGTTAGCTCTCTAGTATAATATCTATACAAATAAGCGTAGCAGTACCTACTAATGATTATTCTAGGCTTATTGTGCGCATAGTATATAGGGACGATTGTACCTCCTAGGTACGAGCCAGAATACAAAGCATCATGCACCGCTGTGCCATTATACGTAGTGGCAGTATCAGGTATGATATAGGTACTGCCGACTACCGTATCTGCTCCTACGTTAGCATCAGCAGGAGGATATACCACTGGGTATAACAGCTGATCCAACAGGTACTGGATACTTGTCCACATAGGCAGATCCATCACGTTCGTGAAACTGAGTGTCGGGGCGCTGAGTCCAGTGTCTAGATCAGTAGGGTCACGCCAGTAGACGAACTCAGAACCTGACGCCAACTTATTAATAACACTTATAATCTGTTGTAACAACAGAGACATACCCTTGTGGAAGCCAAGATCCGTACATTGTGCTGGTGTTGGGTACGTGTACGTGGGCGTACCACCATCTTCAGGGAACATGGCCCACTGGATTAACGACAAATTTACACACGCTCTACGCTCATTTATAGCACAACAGAACGCAGAGGCAACCGTGTGCATCTGCTGTCGCAATAATTCACTTGATATGTTTAAGGGCCAACTCATTCTCCAGGCACTCCCGTCTCTACGGTACTTTTAGTAAGTGGTGTCCACGCTGTATCATACGCTGTGGCCTTCCACATCTGTCCCTTGCACCAGATCGTCTGTTCAGGGTAGTAGTATGTACCCCCGTCAAGAACGGCCGCAGGCAACGGTGGAAATAGTGTGAACGCATATATATACTGTGTCGCGGAACCACCGCCAGAACCAACAAGTGGTGTCCAACCGGTGTTTGTTCCATTACGCTGATACCACTTACCATCAGCATCATTGTGGGCTAGATCAGTATTCTCTGGCTCACCACCATCAGCACTCTCTGGCGTAGTATGTACTCTAATCTTGGCAACACTACTAACGTCAGTATTTATTTTTACTTGCTTTTTAAGCGCCTGATCCTTCGCCTTTTCTACGCGCCAGTTTGAAGCCGAACGCCAGTCCATGTTTCAGTCTCCTCATGTTTCCATACCGTTAAGACAAGTTCAATGTCGTACCGATCTATGTGCATTGATGATGTAGTTACATCGAAATTACTAGTTTTACACGCCCACAAAACATTTTCATAATCAAGATACATCATATAGTGTTGTGATCCAAAGCGCATGTATTCAAGCCACTCCGTATGCTTAGCTGCTTTGACCTCTTGGAACTGCGTAACCATTTCACGTGTTACTATGCCGAACTTGTTCCGTTCACCCACAACGAAGCCACCGCCGTTTGTCTTAACGTATGTATTGCGCGACTTAAAAGACTTAGAGTCACCGAGTACAGGATTAGGCATCTCTATCGTCTTTTCAAGCGCATCAGTATACGCTGGATAACCGAATATAACCATGCTTCCTCCTATTTAGCGACGAACATACCGTCGATAGTTTTACCGGTCTTGTTCTCAATGATACTAAAGTCCTCGATATAGCCCTCATAGACATTACCGTCATGCTCGATCTGAATGAACTCACCATCATAGGCGTTGAAGGCCGTGATTAATGGGTGCTCAACAATCTCAAGCTGTTCCGTCTCCTCATTCAACTGCTCTATCACGTCGATCTGATAGATTGTGAACGATATAATTTTACTCGGCTCTTGCTCCGCCTGTGCGATGAACAGACCATCCACAGTCTGGCTACGGTGCTCCTGATCCAGTGAGTCACCCCACTCGACATGTGGTGCAGTATGATCAAATATCTTCATACTTAACCTCCAACATCGTGCACGTAAGCTCGATAGTTTGTTCTATAATAACTGTTCCAGCTATCAGTTCATACGGGTAGGTGTATACGTCGGCCATACCTGTTACGCTGAGCACATCAAGCAGGGTACAGCCAAGGCGAATAGGATCTTCGAACTCTACAGTACCGGCTATTAACTCGTACGGATCACCATAGAATTCTGAAGATACACCACCGACGAAAGCTTCGCCAATATATTGTGTACCACTCATGTCCACCGTGCCTTAACCGTAAAGGTCATTTCTGTGCTTCTGAACTGCTTGCCTGTTGCTGTGGCCAAGACATGTACTTCATACGCACCAACTTGATCTAGCTCACCAGTTAAGATAGTGTGTGCAATGATACCGTTAGCGGGGTTCGCATCTTCATATGCTACAACCCAAGTGAGATCAATTGTCGCATCAGGCTTACGGACTTCTAGTATCACGGTCGTGAATACCGATAAGTCTGTCGCTGTTACGATACGAAGTATCCCACCTATGTCATCAATATAGATCGCCATGTGCCTTGCTCCTATTCATCTATTCGGTTAATGGTTACACTTAATTCTCCAACTAGGAGATTATCAATGCTGTCCAAATTTATAACTACTGGATGTACATAATCACCAGCTTCAAGTTCAAAGATACCGTTAACCATATTGTTAACGAACAACGCTGTGGTTAGTTCTGAGTACGTAGTCCAGTCGCGCGGCATGAAATGGGTTATCGATCCAGCTGTACCGCCAGTTGATGTGACACTAGTACCGTCAATATTCAGGATGTAGAAACTAGACTCATTGTTCGACCAAATACGGAACGTACCGTTACAAGTTGTATCAGTGTGATCTGCGATCACAACAATAGAGTTGTGTGTGAGTCCGTGTGCCACTGACGTAGTTATCAACGTCTCCGTACCGAATGCGCTTGTGGCTATCGGTATAGACCGAGTGATCCGTGCGCCGATTAGATACCCATTTGTCGTGGCAGCAGACTTGCTTCTAGCACCCATAATCATCTGGTAGTTACCAGCGCCATTTGTGCCTACCAAGAAACGGGATGCCCCACTAGACTCAGACGCGACTATACAGCCGTTAGCATCATTGGTAACGATAGTCTCAAGACTAGCACCAGTATTAATTGTCTCAATATCTTCAGTCGTACCAATGACTGTAGGTAGGGTACTGGATTCAGCATTACCAGCTTGCATATTGATCTGTCCGTAGCCAGCGGGCTGTGCCAATACAATACCGTCAGTATCGTAGTCAGTGCTCGTCCACCCTACAGCCATACGTAGCTTGTTGTCGTCCGTAAGCCATATTTCCCTTTTTGTGTTATCTGATAAAGACATCCGAAAAAGTGATGGGAAGTCAGTCTTACTGAACATCTCTAGAATACCTTGTGTGACAGTATCATCGCCAAGTATAGCTTTGGGTGCCACGATCTGTTCTGTAGATTCCACGCCGGATTCGTCAATGATAACTGTTCCGTCCGCGGCATCAAATGCGCTCTGTTTCATAAGTTCCTCCTGCGTGTGTACGCGGATGTAGTGGTATTTAATGATCTCTGAGGTGCCGTTGACATTTTCCACGTACAATTTGATTGTATATGTCCCAGGCACTGTGAATGTGTACTCCGGCTCTGCGCTATGGGAGAACACTACACCATTTATGTACCAAGTTGACCAGAAACTCTCGGTACATGTTGTGTCATTATTGAAGTTAACCAAGAAGTCAGTATCGCCTATGCGCACATCACTTGAGAACGCTGCGCTAGGTATATTTGAGACTCCTGAGGACACCCAAATATAATCATACTTAGTTTCAGTAGTTGATCCAGCGCCATTCGTTGCTGTCAGTCTAACAGCTTTCAAACCACCAGTAAGATAAGTGTATTCAGGATGTTGCTCTGTTGACGTGTATTCACCAGGATTTACTACGTAGTCAAAGTCCCATAGCCACTCCGTTGGGCCATTAGAGGATAGATCTGTGAACTGTACAGGGTCACCTAGGGTTATTGTAGTATCATCGACATTGAACTCAGTAACAGGGACACCAGCCGGTACTGAGAAGATGACCAGCTTACAGAACTCAGTCGTCGAGGTATGCACACCTAGATCAATGTGTTCATCATTACCGTTACCAAGTAACAGATCAGTATCACTCTCAGAATTAGGTACAGGTAAAGTTGTAGTCCCATCGGTTTTTGTACACAGCATCTTGAACGTACACTTCGTACCAGATGCATCAACAACCTCTTTCACACCCGTAGCAGCATCACCCGTGACATTGAGGCCGCCCTCAATATACTCACCTGGAGTAGTTACAAGTGCGCAACGTGCTGTATTAGTTGGGTCAGTGCTAAATACGAAGGACTCTAGATCACCAAATACTGATGAGTCTAACCAATCGACCTGCGTCTTTGCGTAGGTCTCGAACTCCATATCAGCATCACCATTACCTACGACGAACGGGTAGAGCCTAGCAAACGCAAATGTACCACTAATAGTTGGGAGGTTGATCTCAAAATATACTGCTAAGCCACCATCTTGCCCACCTTCGTAACTAGCTTCTTGCGTAGATACATTTGCTGTACAGTCTGCTTTAACAGTTGTGGCTACAGTAGTTGCCACATTCGTCCACTCTACCGCAATCACTGGTCCGTTGAGTGTGGTGTGTTCAATACTAGCATACTTAATGTCAGCATGTGTCTTAACTGCATTCAAAGAACCTACTGCAACAACGATCTCTTGACCACTTGCCCAATCTTCATGTAGAAAGCACTCTTGCAATATATTCATTATATCGAATTCTTGCGGCGTACCTACTGTAATTTCAGTGGCACCTAGATCATACGCATCTGACCACTTGCTCCAGTGGATATCACTACCAGAACTTAGCGCTGGCGCATCACCAACAATACCTATTCGGAAGTTAAGATCGTACTCGGGCGTATGTACGGCTGTATTCTCAAGTGTTATCGTACCAGACGTAAGGATTGCTCCCTTCGGGACAACCATAGTCTGTCTTGTTACGAATGCCTCCGTACTTAATGGGGTGTACCCAACATAAAGAAAAGTTTCTAAAGAATCATCATCAGGTATTGGTGCATACGGTAACATATTATACGCAATTAACATAGGGGCATCTTGTAGCGGTGTACCTGTAGCAGTAGACATTATGTTTTATCCTCCATCTTCCAAGTACCAGCTCTCGCCATTTGAATACTCTTAAGACTAGCTGATCTAGTTGCGTCAATAGCCTTAAAGAGTTCACGCGCACAACGCATGTTACGTTGGCTAGAACATCCAATGCAGTACTTGTTGCATGGGCCACGTCCCCACTTGTTCCCGCGCAAGTTACGTGTGAGTGTACGTACGATTATGGCCATCTTCCTGTGCGACTCGTATGCTAATGACCGATCATCAAAGATATCAATAATAGTACCACGTGCACACGATTGATTATTACCCTCGATAGTTATATCGTGTACCACGTTAGTAGCAGCACCAACAGGCTCATCACGCAATACCTTAATGACACGGCGCATAAGAGTTTTGATCTCTTTCGCAGTAGGGTTACCATCCTCACGAATCTCGTCCGCGTAGTCGAAGATGGCCCGCTTATAGTATAAGCCTATTCGTTTGAAGGCAGTTTCTGCGTCCATGATTGCTCCTATAGATACACACGATTAGTGGTATTGTCAATATCTGCTGTTTCCACGGTATCCGTGTAATCAGAAGTCTGGTCTTGTTCAATGTAGCAGATGAGTATGTTGTTAACGTCAAGCACTACGTCCGTGATAGCCCACGGAGGAGTCCCATTAGAAGATGCGCCGTACTTAATACTTAATACGTTCTGGTCAGACAACTGGATCAGTGCAAAGCGTCCGTAACCATTCGTAGGAAACGTGATGCTTTCAATCAATTGTTCGGTAGCGAAGCCTACCGGACTACCGTTCACATAGCCCCAACCAGCGGCAATGTTAACACTATCGTTCGGTGTGCCTTGAGCAGAGGCGTCTAGATCAGGGTTACCTGTGGTGCGCTGTATGCCTTCTTGCATATTCAATAATGCTTGAATGAATCCATGCATCAAAGCAGTCCCTGTCTCGATGCCGAGGGCAGTTTGCGCGGCAGCTAACGTAATAGCGCCGGTGCCGCCCTCAGTAATCGGTATAGGGATCGCTGACGGTAATGCCGTGGAATCGATCCCTAGGCTCGTGAGCGCCGCGGCCACAGTAGCGCCACCGGTACCACCACTCGCCACAGGTAGTGGTGTGGTCGTTAGCTCCAGTGTGTTAAAGATCGCATCACCAGTTGAACTAATGCTGACACCAGTTGGTACAGCCCAACCAGCGGCACCATAGTGTACAATGTTGTTCAGCGCACCGGACGGTAGCTGTTCGATGCCAAGGTTCGAGAGCGCCGTGGCCACGTTAATCGCGCCAGTACCGCCACTAGTAATAGGTAGTGGCGTAGATGTTAGCGTCAAGGCATCGAACACGGCAACACCCGTTACAGAGAGACTAGCGCCTGAGGCGATGAGCCAACTGACACCATCACTACGTTGGATCGCATTAGCTGTTGGCGTAGGCACAGTAATACCGAGCGCAGTACGTGCCGCGGACGCTGTTGTAGCACCGGTACCACCCTGTGCGACGGGCAACGCCGTGCCTAGCACCAATGACGCGAATGCGGCATCACCTGTACTACTTAGCGTAGCTGACGCGGCTATTGTCCAACCAGTCGTAGCGTCATAGCGTACGATCTGATTTGCAGCACCAGAGGGCAGGGTCTCTACACCGAGATTTGTCCGCGCCGTAGACGCATCCGATGCACCCGTTCCACCCTCTAGTACTGCTAGGGGAGTCGTAAGTTCCAATGAATCAGCGGTCAATGCGCCTGTAACCACGAGCGCACCGGTGATGCTGAATGAAACAATAGTTCGTTCGTCAGTGATATCCCCAGTGGCGATATCTGTTCCAACCGTGGTGGAAACTGTTGCTAATTTATACTCATCAGAGTCAGGTGTCGTTACACCTTCCTTGTACTTAACGAGCTGATCCGAGGTGTTGAAGACGACAATATCTGTTCTACTACCGGACACAGGGAGCGTGACCGTCAGCGTCTGTGCCGCTGGTGCGTAGAAGAGGAAGTCGTCAAGCCTCCCGATGCCGGCACTAACTTCAACAGTGTTACTATTAGGGCTTGAAGCCGTGACTGCGAGGCCAAACACAACACCGTCTGTACCATAGAGCCGTGCAACAGCTGTTTCAGTCATGATCTCTTGATGTTGCATCTGCTCGAAGTGTAACGGACTCCACAATCCAAGAACCAGTGCGCCCGCACTAAAAGTCTTTGTACCTTCTCGCGATAGGACTGTTACCGTGTCTGTGGTTATGTCTGTAACTACTACATGCTCGGCAACCGCTAGGTCATCGAGCGATCTAGAATCGGATATTACAGCTACACAAGGTGTTGTTATGAATGTTGCACCTTCTCCGGACAGCATGTCAAAGGTTAGCGCAGATGTACTGAGGCTACCTGACAGATGCCCTGTTTTGATTACGTCTAGTTCGTAAAATTGCATCTAGTAGATCCTCCCACGGCCACCGACTTTGACTAGTCCGCGACTCATAGCTTTGTTAATTCCGTTTGCCATTCTGCGCATATCAACTTGTTCGTTATTGACTGCGTTCATATGCTGTGTACTATTAAATGTTACATTCTGACGTGTTGTACTTGGATTAAACATACCGTTGATCCTATCCATTAGCGCGCCCATAGGTGTTTGAATCGGTCCAGGCACACTAGCCACAGGCTTATCAATCAGATGACCTAGCGCAGTAACAGTATCAGCCGTATTAATAGCTGTAAGCTCATCGTACGTCAGACCTTGCGCATTAAGTTCATTAGCAGTATAATTAAGACGTAACGTGTCAGTTCTTGTTTTACGTAACTCGTCTAATTGCTTTTGACTCAAGTTACTATTGTCTGTGACCACTGTTTTCTGTTCAGATAATACGTTGTCACGTATAGCGATCCCTAGTGCATCACTAACAGTATCAAGTAGACCAGCCATGTCAGCATTAGTTTGTTTACCGAAATATTCATGCCCGACTAATTGCCGTATTTCATCAACAATAACTAATGCCGCTTGCTGACCCTCCGTATTACTTGGATTATCTACTACAGAGCGTAACGTATCTTTTAACAAATGCATGATACGTATAGTTTCTTGATCTGTTTGGAATTTACCGCCTTGACCCGTATCTGCACCTGCTAGCACAGCATCATAGACAGCATTATACATTTCACCTTGTCCAGCACCAAAGAATTTACCTATGCTGAAATCGAATGAACTTTCTACTTCAGCAGTAAGCTCACGTATAGGTGAAAACACAAGTTCTGAATTCTTCTGTTTAGCCTGTAATTCAGCCATGGCTCTGAGACGTAATTCGCTATCAAACTTAATCGCATCTGTAGCCACATCGCGAGCATATTCTGCCTGTAATTTCGCTTTATACGCTTCTGTCTCGTCAATTAGCGCCTTCTCCATGGCAACCAAATGTGGGTAGTTATCAATATTCTGGCCAGTTGACTCTAATAACTCAGCTAATCCTTTGAACACATTAATCGCGCCATCAGTATAACTACCGAAGGAAGTCATTAACGAATTATGTACGTTCTCCTGAGCTGCTACTAACTTATCATTAGCATCTGAGAATGGCTGTGCATACGTTTCTTCAAACTTTCCTCTATCGGCAACAGTGCGTTCTATTAGTGAATTTTTATAATCAGCACCCGTAGGTTGGAACTCTGTAATATCAAAGTCCTTAATCATATCCATGTATTCTTGGATCTTCACATTACGTTCTTCTGCGAACGCGATCTCTTCTTTCAACGCATCAGCTTTATCAGCTTCTGCAGTGGCCACTATACCTTGTAATCTGGCCTGTTCAATATCCATGTCAACAATACGTCTACGATGCCAGTCAATGACCTTGTAGCTAGCGCCTTGATTCTTCAACATTTCAAGCTGATCCACTAAGCCCTTGTACATTATGTCAAAGTTCTTCTGCCAATCTACACCTTGCCCCGCTTGGAAGGCGTCAGTGGCTTGGTCACTAAAATGCTGGATCTTTTGTTCATACAACTTACCTTGATCATTAAGTGTCCGAGCCATTACGTTCGCACGATCCTGATAACCCCGCTTAATCTGCTGATCAAAGAATCCAGCAGCATTATAATCACCGTTCTGTCTGGCCTTCTGCAGATTACTCTCAGCCTGTTTTATGAAGTTGTCAATATCTTTTAAGGCTCTAGTCGAGTCGGCATCTTCAAGATCAAACTGGAATATGGATTCCATTGGGCCTTGCTCAATATCGTCCATAGCGTCTCTGGCTTTGTTGAACAAATCTACAGCACCGCTGAGTTGATCATTCAAAGAATCAAGCTCATTATTTAAGTCTAACGCAATATCTTGTTCAACATATTTAATCTTCTCCGCTAACTCTTCATACATTTCAACGCGATCATTAACAGACTTCTGTGTATCAGCAACTTCTTGTGCCAGTATTTCCGAGTGGTCACGCAGTAGTTCATTACCGACTTTAGTCCGTTCTTTAATCTCTTGTTTATATTCCATAAGCAACAGATTATTACGATCTGCTACAGCTTTAGCCATTGCGGCTGTTGTTTCTTCAACAGCTTGTTTTCTTTCCCTCTCAGCCGCCGCCATTTTGTACATGATATACAACATGGCCGTAAGCCCAATTATTAACCCGCCAGTCTTCAGCGTAAGAATAGTCATAGAATGGTTCATCTTGCGGAATGCCTGTATAGCTAATACACCTACAGCCGGTATTACACCGGTATATGTTACCTGCACTAAATGTTCTAGTGCAAAAGTAAGTGCCTCAGCACCTTGTGATGCTATAACTAGATCGTCAACAAAGGCCGTACCTAGATCAGCGGCAAACACGTTAGCGATCTTGTTCTGTGCGATCTCGATCTTTTTACCTTGGTTCTCAAGGACAATCTCTGTGGCCCTCCCATAGGAGGCCATAGCATTTTCAATAGCTTCAAGATTCTTAATGTACTTCTTAAGGCCCTTACCACTAAGAGCTAGTGCACCAGTAATACCACGAATACGATTAACTAACTTAGCCGTTTCAGAAGCACTACCGCGAGTGTGCTTATACATTTCCTGTAACAGGCCGCTGAAGCCATAGATTGCTACAGCCTGTTCACCTGTAGTGACACCCATCTTACCAAAGATCTCATTCATGGACTCGGTTGGTTTCAACAATTTAAGCATGATACCACGTAACTGTGTATTAGCTTTACTGAACGACACACCCTGAATAGTCAATGTAGCAATCGCGGCTTGTAATTCGTTCAGACTGATCCCAAGCTGTGACGCGATAACAGCCACGTCACCAATCGACGTTGCCATATCCGTAATACGCACACGACCAAGTTCAACAGTCTTGAACCATGATGCTGACACATTTGCCGCTTCAGACACGTTCATATTGTACGCGTTCAATGTGGCTGTCAACAGGAGCGTAGCGTCACTGACACTAGTGACCCCTACAGCAGCTAACTGATTCGCTTGATCTACAAAAGTGAGAATATCTGCGCCTTCAGCGATCTGATTTGACAGTGCCTGATATGCCGCTTCAACCTGAGTAGTTATGTCATTACCCCAAGTATCCGACACAGCACGTAGTCCAGCTATCCACTGGAGCGTTGTCAACTGAGCATCTTGGGATATTGTCTGGACTTCAGAAATAGACTTGTATAACTGCTTCGTGTTCTCAACACCTTCAGCTATAGCCCCAGACATTGCAGAAATCGCTCTATGGATACTTTGTACAGCAACCAAACGCGCCATAGTCTGCCAAGAGAGGAGTAGTCCTTCTGATTCACCCTTCAACTTCTTCATGGCGGTATCAACAGCAGTTACCTCTGCTGCCATACCCTTCTTAGTCTGAGTCAGTCGTTCGTTATAGTGTGCCTTTAATTGTGCTTTACTGAAACCTAGGTACTCTTCTTCTTTATTAAGTAATTTACGTAGGTGATTCTTTAGTACTACTGAGGCTTTTTGATTAGCTTTCTGTATAAAGTTGTCAGCTAATCTAGACGCTTGTTTATCTTGGTGTAATTTTGCGTCACTAGCTGTTTTAGCCTTAGCTATACCGTCTTGTAGCGTCTGCGTATTTTTGAGTGTAGCGGCATCACGTATAGCCTGTTCTTCATCGGCGTTCTTTTTGTAACCTTCACGTAATTGCTGAAAATTCTTGTCGCGGATCGCTTCCTGTTTCTGTCGATATTCTCTTAAGCGTTGCGTCTTATCTTCTTGAGCTTTCTTCTCAATGCCGGCAATTTCTTTTGCTTCATCTTTAGCGGTCTTGGTATCATCAGAAGGTGATTGTAAGACAGTAGCTGAACTATGTTTAGTTAGTTCATCAACGCCCCTACCTGTGACCCTGAACGTGGCATTCAGTGCATCACCCGCCTTAGTCATTTCATTTAATTCACCGGTGACACGTGGCATTGCGCCAGCCAGATTACCGAATGCTAGATCAAGACTACCTACATCCTTAAGTGTCACTTTGGCTGTAGTAGTAAAACCACCTTCAGGATTAGCGGTCTCTAATACCTTAATGGTCTCGATCATGGAGTTACGCATCGCGTCAGAGGCTTTACCGGTCTTGACCGCCTCTCTAGAGATGTCCACTAGTGACCGTAGTATCTTATTTTCCATTAGAACGTGCTCCCTGTAAGCGCCAAACTATAAATTTGTTCTGCGAAATCTTCAAACAACTTATGCCACTTATCATCAAACGCTTTCCTGGCCTTAGGTAATATTTGATCTATCCAACTTGATGCTGGAGGACTCGCCAGATTATTCTCATTTAGGTAGAATTGTAGTACCTTGATATCAAATAGAAAATGAAACACTGGATTACTTGGTGATCCATATTCTATTTCATAGCAAGATTCACCTATACGTACACCTAAGTCATAAGACTTAAGTTGACCAGTACCTTCTCGGAACTTAGGTGTCTTAGAGTAATACTTCTTTGGTGCTTTGTTACGCATAGCCGCACGTACTAGGTTACGTGCGCCTACACGATCTGCTAAAGGTTGCATTTGACCCAGAGACATCCCTGAGTCTACGACGATAGATTCAACAACTATGTCGACAAACACCTTGATACAGTCATCCCAAATATCTTGTAACTTAGTATGTATAATACCAGCTACATCAACGCTAGTGCCATTGATAATTTGGTCTACTGTGACTCTACCTTTAGGCATTTAATCCTCCGTATGATGGCTACATCCTTGTAGCCATCATTAGTTCAACTTCATCATTTGATCTAACTCTATCATAACCTAGTAGTAGAGCTTGACTTCGCGATGTATTTTCTATCCAGTTAGGCTTCACATTCGGAGGCATTATTCCGTATCGTTCACAGGCTCTCCAGATGGAGTAGAGTCCTGATCGCTGTTTAGGATACGTAACTTCTCTGCTTCCTGTGCCGCCTGACCAGCTAAAAAACGCTCGGTTGCTTCTTCAACATCATCGTCACTAAGACCATTAGCCTTAATAACCAACATAATCAATCGTGACGCGTGTTTATCACCAAAGAATTGCATAAGCTCATCTTTCGCGTTGGCCCACGTGTCCGGTATCAGCATGTCAACATTAGCCCATTCAACACCTTCGGGAAGGACTATACTATTGACAAACATCCAATCTGAATGATGGTTAACATAAACATCCATCTTTTCCTTGTAGCTTGCGTTTTCCAGATCAGGCTCTTTAATATCGCCTGGAAGTATACGGATAGGAACTTTCGGGCGAGGGCAAAGCTCGTTGAATCCGTCATAGTTCTCAATAGCTTTCGCCTTGAAAACGAACTCCTTGTCACCTCTCGGAATAACAAGCAACTCGAAATGCGGCGCAAAGTCTGTTGCATTAACACCATTAATAATCATGATGCAGCAGCCTCTCTAAGGGTGGTGATGGCGGTCACGTTGCATTTGCCTGTGATTGCCAGTGTACCAGCCTTGGTATCGAAAGCGATCTGTTCATAACGGAAGTCAGGAAGTGTGATCGTTTCGTTTGGTTTCGTCAACGTACCGGCACATGTCGGGACGTATGCAATAATCAGGTCGACCGCGAACGGGCGACAACCATCTGCGTCGGTGGATACCCACGCGGAGGCCTGTCCAGTCTTGGACAGTGCTTCACGGATAGAGGGGACTGCGGCTTCATCTGTTGCGTCAGACTTGATATAGATCCACTTGGCGTCAAGGGAGACGTCAACAGGTTCTTCATCAGCCAGACGTACATCATCCAGTACACCACGATCGAGGAGATATTCAAGCGTACGCTTCTCGGTGAAGGTAAGATTACCTTCCCCGATACCAACCGTAATGTTCAACGGTGTCGTGGGCGTATTGTCTTGAATCTTGATCGTAGCCTGTTTCATGTCGATCTGAGCATACAGGCTCGGCCATGCCTCCAGAATACCAAAATGTAACATTATTCGTCCTCCATAGTCATTTCGTAATGACCTTCAACAGTTCCCTGCTGAATTGTGTTTGTTTCTTCTACTTGTGCGAAGTTAGTAGCTCCAAACTGATCGCGCCGATCTGTTAGAAGCGACATACAACCTACTAGCGTATCGTCATCATTGTCGCCATCACCATAACGGTATATGTTCACGCTATTAAACAAACCTAAGGCTGTACCTAACATCATAGGTAGGCCGAGCCAGTTGTCCGTTGTGATGTGAGTCCCTAATATGTTGATCTCCATCTTGACTTCATACTCATGGCCTTGTAGTTCAACCACTTTCGGTCCGTCAATACGGATTTCGTAGCGACTTTTTGACTCGTCAATATCTACATCTTGCCCTATAACGTGTATCTTAGAAGCATCAATACCAGTAGCTACTAAGCCATCTTTGAAATGCTTAGCGAGTGAGACGTATAACCATCTTACTTGGTCACTATTCAGCATCTGTACCTCCTGACACGTTCTTAACAAGAACCATACGACCTAGATTAATATCCAGTGGGAACGTCTTAGTAACGACCCAATCTAACGAGTTAAAACGACATTTCATACCTTCATCAACGACAGCAATATCTGAAGCCTTCATGATAATGAGTCTTTCACTCATATCGATCCAACCACCTTGTGCTGGCCACGGAACATCGAGCGCGATTTGACGCGCACTCTTTGCGTCAAGTACAATAGCCTTCCTGATCGTGGTACTAGTCGGTGTACGTGTGATCCCACCAGTTTCGTCGTCATTGACAACTACTTCTGATCTGAACACGACCAACTGGCCCCAGTCCTTTTTCAACCTGTACAAGACAGTTCTGATGTACCGTGCATTTCTCATTATTTATCACCTCTAGCCGCACAACGCTCTACAATACGCGTTACCGCGTTCATCGCTGCCGTATTCGACTGAATAGTAGTAACAAGTGTTTCTTGTATCCACGTGCTCTGCTTATTCTGTTCTATATTCGTCCGCTTTTCACGCTGCATGTCACGATAGATCACGATGGCTATAACAATACCTGCTATACCGTATTGCGCAAGTTCGTGAAGAAATAGTTCCATGTTGATCTCCCTTTCATTAAGAGTTCATTGGTGCCCGTCCAATGGGACGGGCACCATGCGTGATTAGTTAAGTACGAGGCAACCGAGGGTCTTGTCGAGGGTTTTGATGCCCATGAGACAATCGAGGGTGCAACGCAGTTTCTGCGCGGCGCCATCATAAGTGATGGTGACACGGATGGATACACCGGTCTGGGGATCGGTCATCGTCCACGACTGGGCACCGGTACCAGCAGGTACGGCAGCCAGTGGGCGCATGACCACGGCGATGGCTTCACGAGTGAACGCGAAGTTGTAATCACCCGCCGGTCCGAGACCCAGTACTGCGTTATCAGCGACAGCAGCATCAAGGCCACGGTTAGGCATGAACGCGGTCGTGCTCGGGACAGCGGCGGCAGCATCGGTCTGCGTGACCACTGAACCATAGATCGACACATCGTCTTCATCCGTCACCATGCTGGAGATCAGCTGTGCCGGACGTACTGGCAGGGTGATACCGTCGATGACTACTATGCCATCGTTGTTCGCCGCGTAGCCAGCACCAAGGTTAACCGCACCGGTACCATAGAGGGCGACCACTGCGTCATCAACAACTGCACTCTGGAGACCTGGATAGATCGTTGCGGTACCAGCAGGAGCTGTACCGGAGCCAGCCGTGACCAACTGAGGAGTCATGTCACCGGCAACCGTCAACCACGCGCCAGGAACCAGATCTGCGGCCAGACCGTCCATGACGATGGACACCGAACCGGCGGCATAACCAGCGCCGTTATTGATCGCACACGCGTCAACATCGGTTGCAGCGATGATCTGGTTATTCTGCGTCATGAAGGTCTCGAAGCCCATTTTCGTGCCAATGAAACCGGTGATCTGCGTGTTCGGGGAACCAGCTTTGTCGGCTTCGTGGAAGGTATCGAGATTCTGGAAGTCAGCATACGTTTCTGGAGACAGGATCAGGTTGCGCCCACTGCGCGGAACCTTGTTACGGGCCATCTTCGCACCGCAGGACGTCAGCAGACCAATGGACGCGGAGCTTGCACTCAGGGCACCGACCGTGGTTCCATAGAAGTCATACTTCTGAGCGATGATGGACTCATCAATTAACTGCGCCATTGCCTGTGTCGCGGGAGCGAGGAAGTACTGGAGCAGATCTTTGAAGGACGTAGACACTTTTTTGTCCGGCAGCAAGAAGCTGACGTACGGGTGCATATTCAGGGTGATGGGGATCGTGTCGGCTTCGGGCTTCTGACCTGTCAGATCAGCCGAAGTACGACGCATGCCCACGAAGGTCTGTGGTTTGTCGGCGTTAACCGTTTCACCGTAAGACGCGATCTCATTACTGAAATCGGTGTGTACCAGCGATGGCATCAGGAGTTCGTTGGTCAGAACCAACAGAGATTCTGCGGCCCACTTCTCCGGAACCAAGGCTGCTACGTCGATCATGTCCGCAGTGTAATCATAGAGAGCCGTGAAGCTTTCCTGAATACCGAACATTGTGAAACTCGTTTTCTTCATTAGGAATATCCTTTTTATTGCTGACGCACCGTGCGTCTAGCGTTGATTTTTACGTTTCTCGGCCTCTTCAGCTTTACGCATAGCGTAATAACCGTCAGGGTCTTTCTTGGCTTGGGCGTTACTATTCTTTGGCGCACCACCCTTTGGTGGGTTACCACCTCCATAGCCGCCTGTACCGCCGGCCTTGAAGAGATTACCAAACCCTTCAAGTTCAGACATACGTTTGACAGCATCGTCGACGCTTAGAGTCAAGATGACTTCTTTCGTCGGGTCATCTGCGTCAACGTCAGGGAACTTAACCTGAGTTACGAAGTTGCCTGTCGGATCACTGTTTTCATCGAGCACTGGAACAACCTCTGTCATCGGATCTAGAATCGCCTGGAGTTGAGTGGGACTGAAGGCTTCATGCTTGGAGGATGCCGAAACAATAGCGGCCTTCTTCTCATTCGACTCATAAAGGGCTTGCCACTTTTTCTGTTCAGCAGTAGCGTTTTCGAGAGCCTCGTTATAGGCTTTCTCCTTCTTCGCAGATGCTTTCTTGGCAAGTTCGTCAGCCGTGAGGTTCTGGTTCGTCAGCTCCTCGATGCGGGCTTCCATAGCAGCATGATCTTTACCGGACAGATTTGAACGCTTCTTAATAGCTTCAAGCTCACCAAGAGCCTTGTCCATCTGTGCCTTGTGTTCATCAGCCATTTTAGCCATAGCCACTTTGTGTGCGGCGGCTCCTGGATCTGCTGGAGGATCAACCACTGGTGGCGGATCTGTAGGCGGATCGGTGGGAGGATCACCCTCATCATAGAGGGGCAGGTGTGCTGAGATGATCCCGAATTGGTCACTCAGTACATAGTGTTGTAGCGCGTCTTTGTAACTCATCTTACTTTCTCCTAGTGTCAATTGCATTTGGGTCCATAAGGTAGGGGATCAATAGGCGCCAAGCTTTAACACTCGGCACTCCCGAAATAATGAACGGGGGTAGCGTTGATCTATCAAATACGGACGATACAGGGCCATAGCCCATACTTTTCATGAACAGCCCGTCGTACTCAGCATCAGGGTCTACGCCATCAATAAGTGCGAGTGCGATCTCGCAAGTAGCGTTAATAATAGCATCTGGTACGACAGAGTCCTCATCGCGTGGGAACTCATGGGTCTGATCTTCATCACTTTTATCGCCTCGAAAGGCGAGAGTGTCAATGGTTCTTGTGGCTTCTAGCAATGCGCGTGTCTTATTCGCATCGGAATCATCTGTCCATGCGGAACACGCTGGAAAGCGTATTGCTTCCCAGTTGTTAGCCTCAGAGATCGAAGCGTAACTACCAGTGATATCTCCACCAGTTTCTGGTAACATTGTGTAAGCCATGATCTATCTCCTATTATTAAGGTTACTGTTTCTAGTGTACTAGTGTACCAGTGTACCAGTGTACCAGTAACCTATTCGTCAGCAACAGCTATATAAGCGGTGCCTTCAACGTCTGCGTTTCCAACTATATGTGCCCAGACGTAGTACGTAGTACCCGCATCGAGCAAGAAATCTACTAAGCCGTTAATATCTGTGTACCGTGTTCCTGCAACCGTTGTCGTTCCCTCAGCATCGGACGTCAGCCACACACCGACGTTGACGATAGGTACAAGACCTGCTAAGTCGGACGTGAACGGCGGCAACGTACATGTGTCCGCACCTGATCCACGTGAATCTGATCCAGTGAGCCAGTTACCGGCACCATGACTGGCTGAGAGTAACGTATCAATCGCTTCAGCCGTGAGAGAACCGGCTTCACCTTGCCCGAGTTGTGCTACTGATCCAGCAGTCGCGGCTACTTCGCCTGTGTCTACAGTGACCATTTTAGTGAGAGCCGATGTATCGATATCTGCAACTGTCACAGCAGAAACTGCTGTATCCAATTCAGCCTTAGTCGGTGCATCATAAGTAGCTAAGGCGGTATTTAAGTCGGTAGTGGCTAGATCGTTGAGAGCCGCTATTGAGGCCTCGAGAGCCAATAGTGTAACGTCTGCTTTACTCGCAGTCCGCGATGCAGCGTCTGTAGTTACAGTGTTCGTAATGTTCGTCACCGTAGCAACAGCGTCCACAGCGGGGTCGAAGTCCTTGAGCGCCGCCAAGAGTGCGTCCGTCGTGACGTGGGACGCTAGAACGTCTGAGGCGGTAGCGAACCCAGTCGCAGCTAACCATGATCCCGAGCCATGGTTAGTAGATAACAACGTATCAATATCCGATGCAGTAAGTGACGCTGCGCCCTGTGCAAGTTTCGCTATTGAACCGGCAATAGGGGTAGTTTCCCCAGAGTCAGTAGTACTAAACTTAGCTAGAGCAGCAGCGATTATGTCTCCTACGGTGACGTTTTCGCTAGTGGGGTCGAAGTCGTTCAACGCGGCTATCAAAGCGTCAGTAGTTACGTGTGACGCTAGCACGTTAGCAGGAGTAGCGAACCCAGTCGCCGTTTGCCATGCGCCCGCACCATGTTGCGTTGTTAATTCTGTATTGATCTCACCAACCGTTGGAGCCGCTGTACCAGCGCCCTGTGCCAACTTAGCTACTGATCCGGTGGCACCTACTGTCTCACCGGTGTTCACACTAGCGAACTTAGCTAGTGCTGCTGTAGCGATATCTGCTACTGTGACTGCGGCAACAGCTGAGTCAAGCTCAGCCTTAGTCGGTGCATCGTAAGTGGCTAACGCGGTATTGAGATCAGCAGCACTCAGATCGTTAAGAGCAGCTAATCCAGCATCAAGCTCAGCCTTAGTCGGTGCATCGTAAGTGGCTAACGCGGTATTGAGATCAGTAGTAGCCAGATCATTGAGAGCAGCTAATCCAGCATCAAGCTCAGCCTTAGTTGGTGCATCGTAACCAGCGAGGGCTGTGTCAACCTCTGCATTAACTGCAGCAGCACTCAGATCGTTCAGAGCGGCTAATCCAGCATCAAGCTCAGCCTTAGTAGGTGCATCATAAGTGGCTAACGCGGTATTGAGGTCAGATGCGGCTAAGTCGTTCAAGGCGGCCACTTCAGCACTCGTCGCCAACGCCGCAGTAGCAGAAGCCGCTGTACCATTGATCTCTGTGATATCCGCTTCAAGAGTATCTGCGCCCGCGAGGGAATCGTACACATTCGCTGTAACCACTGTACCTTGCCACCACATTGTGAGTGCACCAGCTTTTACGACCTTAACAACGATTGACCCAAGTGTAGCTGTGTCAGTTGTCGTCAGCGGGATCGGGTAGAAGCCATCGTCATCATGTGTCGTGGTTGGCGTAGTAGCACTGGTCTGTGCGAACGCGGCACCATTCTTACTGATCATAATATCGCCTTGAGCGATTGACAGCGCAGTTTCAGCGGTCTTGAAGTCTACGTCATCCGTTGCCGGACCCATTTTCAAGATTTTAGCTGTACTCTGTTTTACTATGTTCATGCTTCTATCCTTATGTATGCAAAGCTAAGTAGTAGTTATCTGCGCCACTTGGCGGTTCCGTTTGCTGTGCGCCAAGGTCTTTGAAATTATCCGGTGTACCGTCTTGTACTATGTCTGATCCGACACCAGCACTACGACACTCTGCGCCACCATTAGCCGTACTATTGAGTGAGTAGTCACCACTACCGCTTAACGTAAAAGGATCTACTGTTAACAACACGTCACCAACACCCTCTGGCCATACGCTACGATTACCTAGCGTGTTACTATAGAACGCGTTGTTACGATTCAAACATACTCTATTAGGGTATGTTGATGGGCAAGTTATACCCCAACCACCATTGAGTGCAATTATGCAGTTAACTATCGACATAGTTCCTAAAGCGTGTCCACTCGTGATCTCAATACCATCGCCAGTATTATTAGCTATTGTACAATTATTCAGCACCGTTGATCCTATACCTATGATATTTATACCGTCAACACCATTATCTGTAACCTTACAATTATTAAAGATAAAGTAAGACGCGGTCGATATGTGAGCTAAATTAAGTCCATGATTAGTATTGTCCGAGAAACTACAGTTAGTAAAGATGGCGTAGGAAGTCTGATTACTCGAGACCCCGTTATAGTTACCGTCTATCTTACAATTCAGGTACTCTGTTCTAGGCGTAGTATAGCTAGTACCTACTCCAGCAGCAGCCGAGTCAGTAGCTCCAGTAATATAACAGTCCTCAATAATACTCGCCGCAACATTACTTAGGCCGCCCATCGAAGATGTAGCAGCACCATCTGCATCTAGTTTTAGACCTATTAAGTGTATGTAATCATTACCTACAAATATTGCTGACCATCCATACCCTGAAGGCTTAATGATCGGTTGCGTCACTGCGCCAGATTCAGCTTGGAAAGTAATGTACCCATCAGTGGTATCGCCACTACAAGTAATCGCCACACCTGAAAGGTACGTACCAGACTTGAACTCTGCTGTCCAACCAGGTTGGTAGTCCTGCCAGTCACGCTGTGTCGTATCATTCTGGATCGTCTTGCGCCATCCACCTACAGCCCAGTTGGACGCTGTACGGGTGGCTGTGCATGCCTGTCCGATAGTGACTGCTGTACATGTTGCCGCACCACCAGTAAAAGCAGTGATCTGAAAGATATGTATATCGCCAGCAACACCAGCGAACCAGATTGAGTCTGCGTCAGCACCACCTGCACCTGATCCAGAGAGATCCACAGTTTCGTTAAAAGTAATCGTTGTTGTCGCTACGTCAGCATTCGTGCCAGTCACAGCTATATCCGGACCGGCGCCTGAAGCACCAGTATCGTTGCCACTTGCGGCATCATATCTGATAGTTGGAAATGGCATTAATTATTCCTATAGCATCTGTGGTGCTCGGACACAAAGCTTTTCGATCTTTGCGTCATTGCCTGTTACGTCAAGCTCAGCGAGTACAGAATTAGCAACGCTGAGTGCGCTATTCACGTCTGAGCCTACCAGTGTGCTGGCTCCATCGGTACGTCCGTCTATGACTTCGCTTGTATCGTTCGGGATCATAGCATTGATGCCACCGATAAAGTTCAACTTGGCGGCAGTGAGACGAACTTGCGCGGCACGGAGTATTTCCATTGTAGCGCGCATTTCGTTAACAAATAAGATTGCTTCTGGGTCAGTTATATCAGCCATCGATCTCTCCTTAGTTATTGTTTGCCATCTGTTGTAAATACTGGTGCGGTGCGCCGGACGCGCCACTCGAGTACGTAATATTTAATCTTGGGTAGTCTGACAGATTGCGCGCATAGAATGTAGTAATAGATCCGTCATCATCACCTATACGTAGATATGAACCGCATTCATCAGAAGTTTCAGCTCTAGCTTCGAACTCTAGCTTACAGCTGATGTGTGTTGCACTATCAACTACAGCACCCTTAACGCCTGTGGTCGTGGTTCCTGTAATATCATAATAATACGTGGTTGCGTTGACTGACGCTGTCTGGGCGGTCAGTAGTGCAGTCCCGTAATTAAGCGCCTCTAACACAGTCTCTGAGTTAGTCTCTGTCCACGATCCAACGTCCTTAGCAAACACTGAAAACGCTGTGGCTGATCCGTCTAGTGCTCTCAGTTGTAAGTCAGCAGCTGTGACCGTTTCACCAGCAACCTCCGTTGGGATAAGAAACCGTATATGACACTCATTATACTGGTCATCACGGTCACCCCAATAGGTTGATCTGTTCGCTGTGGCCTCTGTCTGCTCAGTAGTTGCCGTGGGGTCAATGGCTAGTGGGTATACTGCGTTTCTTATGATGGCCAACGGCACTACGATGACTATCTTACCGCCGCGTAGTCTGTAGCTTAAGAGCTTTTCACGGCCATCTGAGTCAATCGCCACAGGTCGCGGGAACACGAGAGCCGTGGTACCGTCAGCACGTTGCCATTCCACTTGTCCGTCTACCAGGACTGGTATCAGCGTTGCAGACTGGTAGCTATAAGCTATTACATATACGTCTGCGTCAGCGTGAACCTCAGGTCTGGCGGCTATGATCTCGAAGCTCTTGATCCGGTCTGCTTCAACGACATACTTGGTTGTGATCCCTGGAAAGATACCTACCTGATCCAGTGTACCTGTGTCTTGTTTGACTGTGCTGGTCGGGTCTAACGCTATGATCTGCGCCTTGATATTATTGTTAGTGTCAAGGTCGAGAGCCGCGTAAGGCTTCGTAGTTAATATATCATCAGCAACCTTGTACCTAGCAACACCGTTGTCACGGAGGCGGAACTGGATCGTGTTTCTGTCTTCATAGTGCCCGTCAGCATCCTTTGTGAGGTTGATCTCAATCTCATTGAGATCCTCGGACACAGGGTACCAGATCTTACGTGCATGGGAGATCACGGTGTGCTCATGTGGAGCTAGTTGTCTTTCAACAGCCAATTCTGAGCCAGGATACACGTGTTCAAGATGCAAGGCTCTTGTGCCGTGCGCCTTGAAATCTTTTAGGGCGTGTACCTTACCTCTAAGCATCTGTGTCTACATCCTTCGTACCACCGGTTCCGTCATTCTTATTAGGGCCAGGTCTGGTGCTCGTATCAGGGACTTTCTGATCCAATGTACCTTCTTCAGGATCTGCGTCATCGCTCATCTCAGTCTGTGCGGCTAAGATACGGGTCGCCTTCTCAATATGATCCTGTGCAGCACGTTCCGCTTCACCCTCAGGGTATCCGCGGAGGGCTACTGCTAGTTCTGACCCAAGAATCGCGGCGGTGTAGTCAGCACGAACTGTCTCGGCTGAGACGATACCGTCTAAGGCGTCAATATTAGCTAGGATCGTGGATAACTGTTCCCTCGGTATCTTACCTTGCAACAATTTTGTCGCGATCTGCTTAGCAACTTCTTTTTGAAAGACTAGTTCGTTGATCTCGTCCTTAATGGCGAGAAGCTTTGTGGCTTCTTCAAGACGTTCATCATCACCCTTGAGACTGTACGAATCAGGATAGACTATAGTCATACTGAGTTCAGCACCTTCATAATGAGACCAGATCGCCGCAACCTGTCTTTCTATATATAATAGCTCCATACCGATGTATGAAAGACCGGCTTCAAGACCCTGCTGATCCTGCTTCTTACTCTCGGCAGATGCACGTGTAGGTGCAATGTTCGTCAGGGCCAGATTGATCAGTTGTCTGATCTCCATCTTCAACTGTTCCTGTTTGGCCATGCTAGCCATGATAGAGTCAGTCGGTGGCCCTATGAAGTCTGGTTGATCCAAGCCCTTCGCGTACCTACGACCCTGTACCGAACCGGTCTTGACAAGCGGATCTTGGCTAGAGTCTACAGCGCCCTCGGCGCTACCGTCCTCTTGCGTACCCTTCTTACTCCAACTAAAGTCAACACCTGGAGCGAACTGTTCAACATAGAACGGAATGTTGCTCTTGATAGCGTAGCTCATATCGGAGGATGCTAGGTTCGTTAAGGACTTCTGGTAGCCAGCTATATCGACGAGCAAGCTCTGGGACAGACCACCAATTACGAACGGGATCATAGGTAGTTCAAGGATTGTGCCCTTGTCAGTGATCTCTAGACCTTCAGCATCGTAGATCTTTATGGTTACGGTCGTACGGGTCTCGTCGAGCATGACCAGTCTATACTGTACGGCAAAGCCCGTGACAAGGCTAGTCGTTTCTTCAATAACCTCTACATTATCCTTAAGGAGGACGGACATCAGCGTACCGTCTAACTGGTCAAAGTGCCAAGAGAGTATATCTTCCGCATTGTACTTGTACAAATATGGTCGTGCTTGAGAATCGGCCTTTGAGGTGGGTTTTTCTGAGTCTTTCGGAGACTTATCGACAAAGACGCCAACTTTGCCTATGGCCAGGAGATCCTCAAGCACGACACGCCCTATGAAGGAGTTCATATCGTTACCATTACGATCTACTCCGATCAAGTCTGAATTTGCTTCTTCTAAGGTGGTTGGTCCGCCCTGACGGTCAATATCTGCCAAACGCTGGTAGATTGAGTTCTTAACATCAAGAAGGGCGGCTTTACCCTGTGCGGCACAATAGGAAATGGCTTTTCGTTCTTCAAGATCAGTACCATTCTCGAACTTAGAGAAGGATACAACATATTTGTCGACGTAAGCTTCGCCGCCTAACATGGTATCACGATAAAGTTCCCATGCACCGACTTTATCAGTGTAATCTGGGTGTTTTATCTGTTTTATGTCTACTTGTTCTGCCATTTGCGTCTGTTCCTTGTTTCCAGTGTACCGTGTTTACAGTGTACCGTGTACCGTGTACCGTGTACCGTGTACCGTGTACCGTGTACCGTGTACCGTGTACCGTGTACCGTGTACCCTGTACCGTGTACCGTGTACTGTGTACCG